GAGGAAATAATAACCGCCCGGTTTCGGCCGGGCACAAACAAACATATCATCATGGATAAAAAGGAGAATCTTATCGGACAGGCAACAACCGAACAGATCAACGCATGGAAAGAGCAGCACGGCGATATTTTCGCCTTCAAAGTGGACGGCCATATCTGTTACCTACGCAAACCCACCCGGCGCGATCTTTCGTTCGCATCGAGTGCGGGCAAGAAAGACCCGTTGAAGTTTAACGAATCGTTGCTGCGCGACTGCTGGCTGGGCGGCAGCGAAGCGATCCGCCGCGACGACGACAAGTTCATGGGCGCGTCGGGACTTCTGGAGAAGATCATCCCCGATGCGGAGGCCGAGTTGGAAAAGCTCTAAAGGCTACCGAGGTCGATCCTGCGGAGAGACGTGACTGGATTCGGAAACTGGACACCCAACTGCGTTATTACCTCCATATCGACCCCGATAGCCTCACGGATTGGGAATGGGCCATGCGAGTAAACGAACTGTTGTGGATACGCAAGCAGGAAGCGGAAGCCGTCCGGCAGAAATAGCTGGCCCACAACTGCAAGGCTCGGACTGTCGGAAGATTTACTCTCGTGCGACGGGCAGCATCGATGGCCGTGTTGGCGTTCGCCTCGGGTCACTTTCTGCGAGTAGCGCCGTTGCCATGCACGAGGGAAAGAACCCCGCAGGACGGGCCTTTTAACTTTCCATATAGAGGATGAAAACGAGCAGCGCATAGAGCAGCGACCACCCGATGAAGATGAACCGTGCCTGCCACGGATGCCTCTCACGGTTCTTATACGCTACGGCAAAGGGCATCGCGGGTAAACAAATTAGCCCCGCAAGGACTTTGGGGATATAGGGCACAACGACCCGCGCGGCTTTCAACACGTAGAAAACGGCGGCTATGATGACCCAGATGGCTATAAGTCCTGTTACCATAGGACCAAAGTTACGAAGAATCAACTACAATGGCAAATGTTATCGAATATACGCTCTCTCTGAACGACCGGGTTACGGGAAAGTTGAATAAAATCAACATCACCAACAGCAAGGCATTGGAGGTTTGGGCGAAAGTCGAGCAGAGGGTGAACAGCGCGAACAGCACCATGCAGAAATGCGGGGTTTCGCTGGGCAGTCTCCGCGAGCGTGTCGATGCGTTGCGTGCCGAGCGCGAGTGGATTCCGGCCAGCAACATCAATGCCATACGTCGTACCAACATCGAGGTCAAAGCTCTCGAGAGGCAAATCCGCCAACTCGAAAGGGTGAACGGCGGCAAAATCAAAACCATGCTGTCGGATGCCTTCAACAGTATCCCGTTTGCCAATACGCTGACCAATCCCATCGTGATGGCCGGTATGGCGGGTTTCAAAGCGCTGGAGACAGGTTTCGAACGGGAAAAAGTACAAGTTGCGTTCGACGTGCTGCTACGTGGCGATACGAAAGCATCGGAAGCGCTTCGAGAAGAAATCAGGCAATATGGCATGATCACGCCTTATATGACGGCCGATCTGCAGGAAGCCGCGAAGATGATGCTTTCATTCGGTATCGCACAGGACAAGATTATGCCCAACATGAAGGCATTGGGCGACATCGCAATGGGTGACAAGAACAAGCTCAATTCCCTGACGCTGGCCTTCTCGCAGATGACTTCGGCGGGAAAACTCTCGGGCGAAGATTTGTTGCAGATGATCAATGCGGGTTTCAATCCGCTTTCGGAGATATCCCGCAAAACGGGTAAATCCATCGGTGTACTGAAGGACGAAATGTCGAAAGGCAAGATCTCGGCCGATATGGTGACGCAGGCATTCTATTCGGCGACACAGGCCGGGGGCCAATTCTACGGCATGACCGAAAAGATGGGACAGACGGCCGCGGGCAAGTGGTCCACACTTCTTGGCTTGGCTGGCGATAAACTGTATCAACTTTACGGGATTATCGAGCCGTTGGTCATCCCGGCCATGACCGTTCTGGAGTGGATTATCGGCCTTGTCGGAAAAGGCATCGATGCCTTGGCATCCGCTATCGGATGGGTTTCGGAATTCATGCAAAAGCATGTGACGGTCGTTACGGTGTTAGGGGTGGCACTCGGCATACTGGCGACCTCCATGTTTCTCGTGACGCTCCAATCCAAGGCAATGGTCCTTTGGGCGGGAATCGTCACCACAGCGAAATGGGCATGGGCCGCAGCACAGAACGGACTGAACCTCGCGCTGCTGGCGTGTCCCATGACGTGGATCATCGCCGCAATCATCGGGCTGATCGCCGTTATCAGCTACGTCTGCTACAAGGTACAGGGCTGGGGAACGCTGTGGGATGGGATCGTAGGATTCATGAAGTATTCGTTTTTAGCTTTCGTCGAAAGTGTAAAGCTCTATTTCAACACGATGATCAACGGTATTATGATCGGGTTGGACAAGATTAAACTCGGATGGTATAAGTTCAAAGAAGCCGTAGGACTGGGAGACAGCGCCGAAAACCAAGCGGCCATCGCCCGAATCAATACCGATATCGAGAACCGCCAGCAGGCGATCCTCGAAGGGGCGAAACGGGTTGCGGATAATGCAGCCAAGGCTAAAGCATCGCTCGATGGCATTCACCTCAAATGGGATTCCGAACGATCGCTGGGCGACGTCACCGCAAAGCTGAAAACCTCGTTAGGGATCGCGTCTCCATCCCTGCCCGGTATGAGCGGGGAACTGGCGACGAACACGGCCGGAACCGGAGGCGGAACTTCCGGTAGCACTACCGGGGCCGGAGCCGTTTCGGAGATTGCCACGGGAGGACAACGTTCCTCGACGATCCACATCACGCTTGGGTCGCTGGTCGATAAACTGATCTTCGAGGGAGGCTACGAGGGTTCGCGCGACGACATGCAGCGCGAGTTGGAAAACAGACTGATTCAATTATTGCAAATGGCCTCTACGGCACGATAAAATGGGTAAGGTATTTTTCAATATCAAGAAAGCGACCCCGGACGTTGTCGTTTCGTCGGAAGGATTGCGTAATCCGCTTCGTATCCGGACGACACAGGCGCTCGGCGGACTCGGTGCCGTTCCCCCGTATTTTCTCCTGCAGGATACCGATACGATCCGGGATGTAGATGCCGATGAGATACGAGCGGAAATGGCGACCACCGGCACGGTAAATTCGGTTATGCCCCTACGGCTCAAACGCACGACTGACGGTGTGACGAATTGGTTCACTTTCCCGCTCGAACCGTGGGTGTCGGTCAGCGGTAAAAATGTAATTGTGCGGCGCACGATAGCCAAAGGCACAAACACGGGAACGGTTAAGGAACGGTGGAGTCAGGGCGACTATGAAATTTCGATTCAGGGCGTATTTATCGCTTCCGGGGACAAATACCCGTCGGAAAGTATGCGACGACTGCGCGACCTGTTCGATACGGCGGATCACCTCGACGTGGAGCATGAAGTTCTGCTGTTGCTCGGCATTACACGCCTTGTGATCGAGAGCGTCAGCTTTCCGCACACGAAGGGTATGCAAAATCAGAACTTCGAAATCAAGGCATACAGCGATTTTCCTGTCTCGCTTTTCATTCCGGTTTAACGACGTTTGAAATGTATTCGATGAACTTCGACATAGTGATTGGAAAGTATCGGCTGACGGCACTCGAAAAGGCTGCGATCAAATGCAGTGTCGAAAATCTGGCAGACACCGCCGATATCACGCTGCCGGGAACGCTTTTCAACCGGACGCTGGAGATCGAAGGTAAGATTGCCGAAGGCGATGCAGTCCGAATCCTTTTGGGATACGACCAAGTACTGCGCGAAGAATTCGCTGGATATGTCAACGAGATAGCCACCGACAACGATTCCGTTCGCATCCGTTGTGAGGATGAGCTATACAAATTCCGCAAGGACCTCAAAGACCGGGTCCTGAAAAATATAACGGTGAAGGCGCTGTTGACATCGGTAGCGCAAGAAGTCGGAAGTTATGAGGTAGAGTGCGACTACGACTTCACGTATGACAGTTTCACCATCCATGCGGCGACAGGTTACGACGTATTACGCAAAGTGCAGAGCGAAACCAAGGCCAATATCTACCTGCGGGGGAAAACCCTGCACGTTCATCCGCAATATGCCCAAATAGGAGGGAAAGTGGTCTATGACTTCGCCGTGAACATCGAAAAGTCCGATCTCAAATACCGGGACGCAACAAAGCGGAAATTCCTTGCCGTGGTCGAAGGTACGGATGCCCGAGGCAAGACGATCCGCATCGAACGTGGTACGACGGGCGGCGATAAGTTCACGCTCAAGTTACCGGGGGTATCCGACCGGAAATCGCTCGAACAACGGGCCGACGAAGAGCTGAAGGTTCGGGCTTATACCGGCTATGAAGGCTCGTTCACAGGATGGCTCGAACCCTACGTCGAGCCGACCTGGCTGGCTGAGATACGCGATGGAGAGTATGAATACAAAAACGGAAGTTATTACGTGTTGAGCGTCGAAACGACCTTTTGCGATAAGGGAGCGAGCCGGGTCGTCACTATCGGAAAACGTATCGAGGGAAATGGATAACGCATCGAAAATAAAACAATTGCTGCAACAGGTCACGGGTACGGAACGCCCCCGATTCCTGTTCCAACCGATGGAGGTCGTGTCTGTTGACGGCGATACCTGTCGGGCACGATTAGGCGAATTGGAACTGCCGGATGTTCGTCTGGCCTCCATTGCAGGCGGTTCGGGTGAGGGTTTGTTATTAAAACCCGCCGTCGGAAGTATTGTTTTGGTGGCCGACCTTTCGTGCGGCGAGCTACGCGAATGCGCTGTGGTCGGTTATTCGGAGATCGATTCTCTGACATATCATCACGGGGATACCGTTTTTGAAGCGGACGGGACTTCCGTTTCTGCCTCGGTGGGGGAAATGCGCGTGAAGGTCACCTCCGAAGGTGTAGAGATCAACGGAGGGGAGCAGGGCGGACTGGTATTGGCCGCAGCGTTACGCCGTTCGCTGGAGAGTATCCAGCGCTATTGTACGACGATGCAGCAGGCTGTCGCTGCAGGACTTTCCGGAGTCGGAGCGGGTGCGGCAGCCAGCGGTCCCACAGGAGCGGGTATCTTTTCCGAACAGATGGCCGCCGCAGCCATTACTATCGAAGAACTGGAAGACAAAAAAGCAACGCATTGACAATGCCAAAGAATATCGACATACTGATCGATCCCGATACGGGCGACCTGCAGATCGACACCCGAAAAAATAACCAAGGAATCTATGCGCAGGGGCTGCAAATCGGAGAAGTAACGGTGCAAAATCAAGCAACTATCCTTCAGATGATGAAAGGAGAATCGAAGGAGTACCCGACCCTCGGTGTCGGTATTGCGAATATCGTCAATGATCACGAAACTACCGGATGGACCCGTGAAATCATCGAACAATTAAGGACAGACGGCATGCAGGTGAACGAAGTGGAAATAGATATGACAACCCAAAAACTGACAGTCGATGCAGAGTACAGTACGAAATAACCAGACCTTACTGGACGTTGCCGTGCAGGAGTGCGGTAATGTCGAATCGGCGTTCGAGATCGCCGAACGCAACGATCTTGCACTGACGGACGAACTTCAAACCGGGCAGACGCTCGATATCCCCGTGACAACTCCTTCCTCGGAAACCGTAGCGCAGGAATTGGCAGCGGATGGAGTAAAGCCTGCGACAGCACCCTCCCCCGAGGACATAGAGATGGCTCCTTACGGCGGGATCGGATATATGGGAATCGAAGTAGATTTTGTTGTAAGCTGATGGCTGATGGCACGGACAATTGAAGAGATCAAAAAGGACATTACCGCCGAATTCATGCGGAACGAGTATGTCGCGGAGTCGTTCGGATTCACACCGGGAGACAGTTTCACGGCGCATTTCAGTAAGGTATCCATTCTTGGCATCCTGTTCTACGTTTTCGCCGTAGCCGCGTGGACGTTGGAAAAACTTTTCGACAGCTACCGTGCGGAGGTGGATGCGCGCATCGACGAGATTATTCCTCACCGTCCGAAGTGGTACCGGGACAAGGTGCTGGACTTCATGAAGGACCATGTGCTGATCCCCGATACGGACCGTTACGACACGACGGGCATGAGCGAGGATGCCATCGCGGCGGCGAAAGTCGTCAAACATGCCGTAGCATCCGAAAGCGAGGATGCCTCGCTGCTGACGATCAAGGTCGCGGGCGAAGAGGGCGGCCGTCGCTGCAAGCTCGACACCGAAACCGAACGGCAACTGGCGGCCTACATTGCCGAGATCAAAGACGCCGGAGTCCGCCCGGCTCTGGTGAATGCCGATCCGGACCGTTTCAACTGCGAAGTCGACATTTACTACGATCCGATGCTGGTCGCCCAGACGGTCGAGACCGCCTGCCGCGAAGCGATCCGGAATTATATCGAAAATTTACCTTTCAACGGCGAATATACCAATATGGCGCTCGTCGATACGCTCCAGAGCGTCGAAGGGGTCCGGATCGTCGAGTTCAAAGGCGCTTCAACCTCGCCCGCCGGCGAAAGCATCACGACGGCCATCGATGCGCGGACGGTTCCCGTAGCCGGGTATTTCGTGATGCAGGATGTGAAACTGACCATGACGGCTTACGATGAGTAAATACGATGTAAAGTTCAAACGGTTGGCCCTTCTGCTGCTGCCGACCTTCCTGCGGCGACCGCTCATCGCCGCAGTGGCCTATGCCTCGGTGATCCCGGTGCAGTACCTATACGTGCGCTTCATCCGCTGGAAGCAAGATACCGACTACCGGCTCAACAATAACGGGCAGGTATGCTACCTGCGGGCCGTATTGAACGATATGTTCGATCCGGGACTGCGGCGCATCACCATTTCCGACACGGTGGACAACATCGGGTTTATCACGGTCCATCATCGGGACGAAAATCTCGAGAAGCTGCTCCCCCGCCGGGATAGCGGACAGGTGATGATCGTCAACCGGAGGGGATTCAGCGGCGTATCCGCCTATGACTTTTGGGTGAACATGCCTTTGGCCCTTTACGGCGAAGTCGATACCGACCGAGTCAGGGCTATCGTCAACCAGTACAAACTCGCATCCAAACGATTTTCAATAACATTCGCATAGCAATGAAACAGGTACACGGACGCTATTTATTGCAGCCGAACAAAGATTTCCCGCTCGATTGTGAAACCTTCGACGCCCTGCAGACCAACATGCACATCATCTCCATCCTCGGCAATATCGCCGGGGATAAAGCGATCCTGCTGGGATGCGAACCCGAGGAAGGCGGAACGCGCCGCGCTGCCGGATACGTGTTCCTCCGCACTCAGGCGCACCCCGAGGGGGAAGTGCTCTACTGGGAAGGCGGAAATGTCGCGGGGGGCATGTATCTCAAAGAGGAGGTAACCGGCGTTACGGCTCAGGGGTACGAATATCCGCAGGCGTATGTGACCCGGTCGCTCGCTCCCGGCATAGGC